CTTGAGGTGATGCCATACGATATACATTTCGTATCATATCCATTTCTTTTTTACTGTAGTTCATTACGCAACCTCCTTAAATAATGAATCTGATTTATTCATATAACTTATTAGTTTACTTTCTCTTTCCACAACAGTTTTGTGTGGTGATGAAACTTTTGTATAAGTGTTAGATGAATGGTCTGGGTGAGTAATCCAATAAGTTACTGCATTATATAATGACCATTTATTTGCACCCATATCTTGACGATAGACTTTCCATTGTTGCATAAGATTATTGAACTGTGTTTCATTACGATACTTACCATCAATGGTAGGTCGTGCAGTAAATGTTAATTTCTCAAACATCTTTTCAACTTCCCACTCTGAAACTTTAGTGTTTGCCCATTCCATATATCTTTCTTCATTGGTATGGAAGAAATCAACTGAATGTTTTAGATGATCAAAGTTATATTTGAATACACCATTATGTTTGAGTCTGAAGTTAGCTATCTTATCTGCTGTAGTGCAACCATTTAAACACCATAATCGTAGACCTGCTGCTGTTATCATGATAGACCACATACCATTATATGAATTACGAAGTGTAACTTGGAACGCAATGTAATCATCTTTACTTGGGTCTTTGATTCTTATGTCACGACAAGTAAACTTTGCTACCATCATTGCGCCATTGTCGTAAGTCTTTATCTGTGGCACATACTCATCTGATATATCATGTAGTATATTTCTTACTGGGTCTACTATTTGTGAGTGTGTGACTGGTCGGTATGCACTTGAATGATTGCCAAGATATTGATTGGTATCTGTTCTGATAAGCATTACTCTTTCATTGCAGTCTATTTCTGATATGATTCCCATATCATTTAACACACCTTGCATTGGTATAGTTTTAATTGGAAACGAATACTCATCTTCATAACCAATTATCTTATTGATTGATTGTATATGATTCATTGTAACCTCCATGTTGTGAATCGTTTTAAAAAATGAGATACAAAAGAAATATCTCTGCTAATACACCCAAGAATAATACAAAAGCTAATAGTTCTTTTATATCCAACAGCTTGGGTTTGTAACCAGTATTACTGGTATCTTGTATATGTTTAAGTATATATTTATTCATAATATTCTCCTACATAGTTCTTTGATTCCATATAGTATTATACTATAGCCAAGAGCAAATGCTATTATCCAGAAAAATATCATTACGTCAAACTCTACGAATTGATAAGCACCATATAATGATAGCATTATTATTACAGTTCCTATGATTACATAGGATATATGAAGTGATGTAAGTGAAAGCAATTTAACCTCCTATAAATTTGATTTAATGTGGTAAGACCATATGATTTTGTGGCAATACACGATAAAATTGTGCAAGCCATGTTTTTGACTGCTCTATGCCGATTGTCAATCCAAAAAAAAAGAGAGTAACCTTTCGGCTACTCTCAATGTTATTAGCTACCAAATACTTCTGATACTTTAGTTGTTTTTGTATCTTCAGTAGATGCCTTTGGATTAAGTCTGTACTCAAGTTCTGTTGTGAACCATTTAGAATACAGATCACACATTATTATTTGCACTTTAGCACTATACTCAATGTATGTGTATTGTTTAACATCATCAGGTATTGACTTATCAGCCTCTACCTTTTTCAAATGTTTATTAAGTGTTGGTATTGTACTATCTTTTATAGTAATCAGATTGTTATCTGAAATACCTACACCATATGTATCTGACATACAACATTCGTACTCAGCAAGTGCCATGTTTAACTCTACGATACAGTTATCAAGTCTGTATTTGTTAGAGAATAACACTCTTTCGGTTGATGGTTTTGCTATCTCAGCACCACCAGATTCTAATGCTCTCTTTAATTCGTTAGCACCCTTCTCTATTTTTTGAAGGGTAGATCTTGTTTGGTAGATAGCATTAGTTACTAGCTTACCACACCTGATGAAGTGTGTAAGATTCCAGAAAGTATTACGAGTACCATCTGCGTTTGGTTGTTCAGCACCATCAAAGGTTTCTTTTGACAAGAACTCCATTTTCTTTTGTACTGTTGGCAATAGTTGTTCTTGCAAGTCTACATTTATAATTTCTAACATTATATACTCCTATTAGTTAGTTAAGTTAAGTTATATCCATAAGTGCATTACAAACACCTATGAACACCAAACAAAAAAAACTAACAAAGTCGTCATGCAAGAACTATTTTTGGAGGGTCGGTATGGTATGGAGGGAGAAAATAGTTCTTGTAGTAATTAAGCGAAACGTAACGGAAGGAAGTCGTAAGACTGACGAGAGTGTAGTTTTGCATATCTTTCCTTGTAAGACTTTGTTCGTTTATCCATCACACCTGATATACTCATTGGGGTTTGTATTGTATTTCATTCACATTTCTTTCATTGTTATTATGAATAAGCATCACCTACGACAACGGCGAGGGGGATGCTTGGCATTTTTTTGTTTGGTTACTTATAAAAGTAACAAACTTGGTTCTTGGTTTCGCAAGAAGATAAACCTTTGATTATAAAGGAGAATAAAATACCCTTGACAAGTGTTTTATCACCATTCATAAAAGAGGGGGTAAGGGGGTGTTTATGCTAACTCAAAGAAAGATAACCAATAAACAGAAGCTACTGATTGATACGATTGTAGCAACTGGATGCTCAATAACTAAGGCATCAAAGATAGCAGGTTATTCAGATGGTGATTCAGGTAGAGTGACAGCTAGTAAGACTTTGAGGTTGCCACATATACAAGAGTATATGCAACAAAGGATTAGAGAAAGTATAGGATTGAATGCTACGATAGCCAGTAAGAAGGTACTAGACCTTGCCAGTACTGCTAAATCAGAGTATGTTCAACTAGAAGCTAGTAAGGATATACTAGATAGAGCAGGATATAAACCGATAGATAAGTCAATGCACTTAGTAAGTGGAGGTATCAATGTTTCAATTGATTTATCGTAGGCATAGGGGGGTCAAAAACTTGGCTTGTGCCTATACAACCCCACCCTTACAAACATTATTCTTTAAAAAGGTACGCATATGACAGTTCAAGCAGCACAGTTCCAGTTAGGCAGAGGAATACTTAATTCAATCATTACTGCTTTTGGCATGGACTCTCTTGATGTAATAACTCCTGAAGGTCTACCTGATGAGTCTGTTGAGTTTTTACGAAGGATGCTCGTTCATTATTCGGACAAAGATGCCAGACTTGCTGAAGCTAAGAATACAAACTATGAAGATGAACTCAATGAGTATTATGATAGTGGTTTACTTGATTACAAACTGTTAAATGCTTATTCAGGTGTAAGTAATTTGTACACAATGAAGGAGTCAGAAAACAAAGCTGCTTCCACATTAAAATATATTCTTGGGAACTTTACAGTAAAAGAAGTAGAGGAAGATGGAATAAAAGGTTTTCGTATTTATGATAAATATGATTATGAATTAAATGACAGTTATTTTAAAAGTGTTCTTCCAGAAATATATTCTAAAGCAAAAGAAAAAGGTTACGATACTTCTGCTGTTGATGGTCAGGTTTATATGACGTATGAAAATATAAAAAGGAATTTTAAGAAAAAGAACAGAGCAGACTTTAGTATTTTTAATCCTGAGTCATGGACACCTATTGCACATCCAGTTTTAAGAACTCTTGGTGGTTGGTGGATGGGTGACGATATGGATGAAGCAGATAAAATTAAAATAGATTTTTTTATTGGGAGAGAAAAACCTCCTGCTTTAAATGATGATGATGCTATGCCAGTAAAATACTCAGAAGAATTTGGACCACAACCAAGACCTGAAAATTTTGCAGCTATTATTCCTAACGGACCTATGGGTGTTACCAGAGAAAATAATTTAGAAAAATTTTTCTCCTCCTTTCCTACAATGAAACTTGGCTCTCCGATAAGTACAGCAGAAGCTGCCGAAGTTGAAAACCAAGACATGATTTTGCCACAAAAAAAACCTATAAAAACTAAAAGACTAACACCATTCCAACAAGCATTTGCAGATGCAAAGGCAAGAGGAGATGCTACTTTTCAGTTTGAAAACAAAGCAGGTGAAACAAAAGACTATTCAACGGAGGTTAAATAATGGCTAAGAGTGGAATTTATTGGATTGACACAGTATTTGATTGGTGTGTTATATTTTTATATGATCTAGGTAGAATATTAGGAATAACTTATGAAGAAATAAATGTTTGGTTGTTCTGTATAATATTGCCAATCATATTAGTTGTGCTATCTTTTGAGGTAGTTAGATTAAGATGTAAATTATTAAAAGGAAAAAGTATTGGCTAAAACAGAAGCATGGACACGCAAAGAGGGGAAGAACCCTGAAGGTGGCTTAAATCAAAAGGGTCGTGACTCTTATAAGAAGGGTACTCTTAAACCTCCAGTAAAAAGTGGAGATAATCCTAGACGAGCAAGTTTTCTTGCAAGAATGGGAAATATGAAAGGACCAGAAAGAGATGCTAAAGGTAAACCTACGAGGTTGTTACTTTCGCTTAAAGCGTGGGGTGCTTCAAGTAAAGCAAGTGCTAGGGCGAAAGCTAAAGC